GGAAAAGCGGTTGCCGAGAAAATCGTCAAGACCACTTCTGCCGTATCCCGACCAGCAAGCACGATTCCAACTCCTCCGGCTTACGACTTCGCCGCCTTGATGAAACAAAACGACGAGCTTCTCAAGAAAATGTATGCCGATCTACTGTAGGACACGGAGGTGAAAGAAGTGGAAATGGCATTTGGTTCCAGGCTGAGACATGCCTGGAACGCTTTTTTAGGTAACGAGTTTTACGATTACCGTTATTCCCTCGGCCCCGGCTACTCCTACCGTCCGGACCGGCCCATTTTCAGCCGTGGAAATGAGCGTTCGATCATCACCGCGGTCTACAACCGGATTGCATTAGACGCGGCTTCCATTGCGATCCAGCACGCCCGGCTGGACGGGGACGGCCGCTTTACGGAAGTGATCGACTCCAGCTTGAACGAGTGCCTGTCTCTGGAAGCAAACCTGGATCAGACCGGACGGGCCTTTATTCAGGATGTGGTCATGTCCATGCTGGACGAGGGCTGCGTCGCCATCGTCCCGACGGACACCGACATCGACCCGAAGACCGGATCCTACAAGATTGAGAAGATGCGCACCGGCAAAATCCTGGAGTGGTATCCCCAGCATGTCAAGGTTCGCCTCTACAATGAGCGCCGCGGTGAAAAGCAGGATGTCACGCTCCCCAAGAGCACGGTCGCCATTGTGGAAAATCCGTTCTTCGCCGTGATGAATGAGCCCAACTCCACGATGCAGCGATTGATCCGAAAGCTCAACATTCTGGACGCGATCGACGAGCAGAGCGGCTCCGGCAAGCTCAATCTTATCATTCAGCTGCCTTATGTCATTAAGACAGAAGCAAGGCGTCAACAGGCGGAAAAACGCCGTAAAGATATTGAGGAACAGTTGTCCGGCTCCAAGTACGGCGTCGCTTACACCGACGGCACGGAGCATGTGGTTCAGCTGAACCGGCCCATCGACAACAATCTAATGTCCCAGATTGAATACCTGACGAGTATGCTTTACAGCCAGTTGGGGATCACTCAGGGGATCTTGGACGGCACTGCCGACGACCGGACGAAACTGAATTACGACAACCGGACGATTGAACCGATCCTATCAGCCATTGTTGACGAAATGAGGAGGAAGTTCCTCACCAAAACTGCTCGGTCACAGAAGCAGTCAATCCTGTTCTTCAGAGACCCGTTCAGGCTGGTGCCCATCAACGACATCGCCGAAATTGCCGACAAGATGACCCGCAACGAGATCATGACCTCGAATGAGATCCGGCAGAAGATCGGTATGAGGCCGTCGAAGGACCCGAAAGCGGACGAGCTCCGGAACAGCAACCTAAGCGCCCCGAAGGGGGAGGGCGATCAGCCATCATCAACACCTGAAGGAGGAAATGTTCAAAATGGATCTGAAGTATGACTTTAGTGGCTGGGCTACCCGAAACGATCTTGTTTGCGCTGATGGACGAACCATCCGTCACAACGCATTCGAGCACTGCGACGGGAAGACGGTTCCTCTGGTTTGGAACCACCAGCACAATGAACCCACCAACATCCTGGGCCATGCCCTCTTGGAGAACCGTAAGGACGGCGTTTACGCCTACTGCACCTTCAACGAGACGGAGAGCGGCAAGGCGGCCAAGCAGTTGGTGCAGCACGGGGACATCGAGTCCCTCTCCATCTATGCCAACGGGCTTAAGCAGACGCCCAACAAGGATGTCATGCACGGCGATATCCGTGAAGTCAGTCTGGTAGTCGCCGGGGCAAATCCCGGCGCTTTTATTGACTTTGTGGATATGGCCCACGGCGAGGGCGGCGAGCAGGAAGTGATCCTCTCCGCCTATGAGCCCATTACCCTGTTCCGTTCCGACGAGAAGCCCCCTCTGGTCCATGCGGCCGCCAAAAAGGACACGCCGGAGGACAAGCCTCAGGACGAAGGAAAAGAGGATAAGGGCGATTCCGCTTCCAAGGCTGCGGACAAGGATAAGGACAAGGCCGAGGAGGAAGAGACCGTTGCGGATGTCATCGACGGCATGACGGAGAAGCAGCAGACGGTCCTGTACGCCTTGATCGCCGCCGCCATGGAGGAGAAGGACTCTGAGGGCGGCGAGGAAGACCCCGACAAGAAATCTGACAAAACCAAAGGAGGAAGCAATACCATGAAGCATAATGTTTTCGACAAGGATGATGTTCAGGATACCGTTCTGAGCCATTCCGACCGTGAGGGCATCATCGCTCTGGCCAAGACCAACAGCGTTGGCAGCCTTCAGACCGCTCTGAAGATCTATGCGGAGCAGAACGAGATCAAGCACGGCATCGACAACATCGAGAGCCTGTTCCCCGATTTCAAGGATCTGCGCCCCGGCGCTCCTGAGCGGGTCACCCGCGACCAGGGCTGGGTGACGGTCGTTATCCAGAAGGTACATAAGAGCCCCATCAGCCGCATCCGTACCCGCCAGATGGATACCCGGAATGACAACATCCGCGGCCATGGCTACCAGAAGGGCAATCGCAAGAAGCCCGCCGGCAACATGAATGTCATCACCCGCACCACCGATCCCCAGACCGTGTACCGCACTGATGCGCTGTACCGCGACGACATCGTGGACATCACTGATTTCGATGTGGTGGAGTACCAGTACGCCACCATGCGCGAGAACCTGAACGAGGAAGTGGCTACTGCCATCATGATCGGCGACGGCCGCGAGGCGGATGACGAGATGAAGATCTCCGAGGACCACATCCGCTCCATCTGGAACGACAACGACCTCTATACCATCCACTACGATGTGGATGTTGAGAAGGCCCGCGCCGAGATCCAGGGCACCAAGACGGATATGAACTTCGGCGAGAACTACATCTACGCCGAGGCCATCATCTCCGCCGCTCTGTATTCCCGCGAGAAGTACAAGGGCACCGGCACTCCCGACTTCTTCTGCACGCCCCATCTGGTCAATGTGATGCTGCTGGCCCGCGACATGAACGGCCGCCGCATCTACAATTCCAAGTCCGATCTGGCCGCCGCTCTGAATGTCGGCAACCTCTACACCGCTGAGCAGTTTGAGGGCCGCGCCCGCATGGACGCCGATGGCGCTCAGCACAAGCTGCTGGGCATCTTCGTCAACCTGTCCGACTACACCGTCGGCTCCACCAAGGGCGGCGAGATCACCCGGTTCGAGCAGTTCGACATCGACTTCAACCAGCAGAAGTACCTGATCGAGACCCGTATCTCCGGCGCTCTGACCCGCGTCTACTCCGCCATCGCCCTGGAGGAGCCCGTGAGCACCACCACTGGCGGCTAAGCCGGAGGATTCAAAATGGCGAAATTTTATGGATCGGTAGGCTATGCTGAAACAGTTAAAACAGCTCCTGGCGTGTATGAAGAACAGATCGTTGAGTATCCGTACTACGGCGATTTGATTCGGAATACGCGCCAGCTTCAGTCTGGGGAGACGCTCAACGACGACATCAATGTCGCGAATGAGATCAGCATAGTCGCCGATCCATTCGCCAGAGCGAATTTTCACCGGATGCGGTATGTGGCATTTATGGGTGCGAAATGGAAGATTTCCAAAGTGGAAGTCGGTTATCCGCGCCTGATCCTGACGATTGGAGGACTTTACAATGAGCCGGAGGATTGAGCTTCAGACCATTTTTGAGGGGATTCTCGGCTCTGAGAATGTCTATTTCCAACCGCCCGAAAACCTCAAGATGAAGTACGACTGCATTGTCTATGAGCGAAGCAGGATCGACGCGGACCATGCCGACAACGCCCCCTATCATCTGCACGACCGCTATCAGGTGACTGCCATCTACAAGAACCCTGACAGCGAGCTGCCCCACAAGATTGCCATGTTGCCGATGTGCTCCCACGAGCGGCATTTCACGGCTGACAATCTGAACCACGATGTATTCAACCTGTATTATTAAAGGAGGAAACCCGAAATGAGTAAACTCGTATGGGACAAGACCGGCGAGCGCTTTTACGAGACTGGTGTCGATCATGGCGTTCTTTACCCCATCAGTTCTGCCGGCACCTATGACAAGGGCGTCGTCTGGAACGGCCTGACTGCCGTTACCGAAAGCCCCTCCGGCGCTGAGCCCAATAACCTCTACGCCGACAACATCAAGTATTTGGTGCTGGTTGGCGCCGAGGACTTCGGCCTGACCATTGAGGCCTATACCTATCCCGATGAATGGGAGGAGTGCGACGGCTCCGCCGAGATCGCTCCCGGCGTTCTTGCCGGCCAGCAGAACCGGAAGATGTTCGGCCTGAGCTACCGCACCAAGCTGGGCAACGATGTGGACGGCCAGGACCACGGCTACAAGCTGCACCTGGTCTATGGCGGTCTGGCTTCCCCCTCCGAGCGCGGCTACCAGACGGTCAACGACTCTCCCGAACCCATCAATCCCAGCTGGGAGGTCACTACCACTCCCGTGGATGTGCCCGGCTTTAAGCCCACTGCCCGGCTGATCATCACCTCTACCAAGGCGGACCCCGCAAAGCTGGCCGCTCTGGAGGAGATCCTGTACGGCAAGGACCCGACCACCGAAGGCGGCACCGATGGCCTTGAGCCTCGTCTGCCTCTGCCTGCCGAGGTCATTGAGCTGCTCAAGACCGACGCCGCCGGTTAATGCCGGTGTGACCTAAACCCGACTGAAAAGCGGGGCTCTCTTCACCGAGGGCTCCGCTTTCTTTTATTTTTGAAAGGAGAAAAGCACAATGCTGAAACTGACAAGGACTTACAACGACTACAACGGTGTTTCCCGCACCGAGGATTTCTACTTCAACCTGACTCAGGCTGAAGTGACTGAGATGGAGCTTTCCGTTGACGGCGGTCTGGTGGAGATGATCAACCGCATTGTCGCCGCCCAGGATGGGAAGCAGATCATCGCCGTGTTCAAGGATGTCATTCTGCGGGCCTATGGCGAGAAGTCTCCCGATGGTAAGCGGTTTATCAAGACGCAGGAGCTTCGGGACGCTTTCGCCCAGACCGAGGCGTACAGCGACCTGTTTATGGAGCTTGCCACCGACGCGGAGGCTGCGGCCCGGTTTGTCAACGGCATCGTCCCTCAGTCCAAGAAGGCAGAGCCTGCCGAGCCCACGGCCCTCCCCCAGCACTGAGCGTAGACAGGGAGACCGGAGATGCTGGAAATTGTGATACCGGGGACTGAGCAGTATGACGAGGCGAACAACTGTTTTATCACGACCAAGGCGCAGGTGCTTCGACTGGAACACTCTCTGGTCTCTCTTTCAAAATGGGAGGCAAAGTGGCACAAGCCATACCTGTCCAATAAGCCGAAGACAACTGCGGAGCAGATCGACTATGTCCGGTGTATGACGCTGACCCAAAATGTCGACCCAAATGTCTATACCGCGATCACGCCGGCGCTCCTGAATACGGTCAACGCGTATATCGACGATTCTATGACAGCGACCACCTTTCCCAAAAAGCAGAAAGGCCGTTCCAGCCGGGAAATCGTCACCGCCGAGATCATCTACTACTGGATGACCTGCTATCAGATCCCCTTTGAGTGTCAAAAGTGGCATTTGAACCGGCTTATGACGCTCATCAATGTATGCAACGCGAAGAGCGGCCCTCAGAAAAAGATGAGCCGAAAGGAAATCTTCGCGCAAAACCGTGCGCTGAACGCGGCGCGCAGAAATCGGGCACATTCGAGAGGGTGAGAAAGCGATGCCCTTAATTGGAGCAAACAACGAGGAGAAGATCCGCAATTATCTGAAGGATCAAGGACTTAGCGATTACGCCATCTATGGGCTGATGGGCAATCTTTACGCAGAGAGCGGACTGAACCCCATCAATCTCCAGAACCCATTCGAGGGAAAGCTTGGATATACCGACGCTTCCTACGCCGCCGCCGTCGATCATGGCATATATACCAAGTTTGTGAAAGATGGCGCCGGATATGGGCTGGCTCAATGGACCTATTGGTCGAGGAAGCAGGCGCTTCTGGCTCATGCCAAAGGCAGGCGAAAAAGCATTGGCGATCTGGAGATGCAGCTTGAGTTTCTGCTCAAGGAGCTGGCCGACTCCGGCCTTTTGGAGATGCTGAACGCGTGCGAGTCCATTCTTGACGCCAGCAACCTGATTCTGTTGAAGTTCGAGAAGCCGGCTGGTATGAACAGCGCATCCGTACAGGCCAAACGGGCGGGATATGGACAGGCCTACTATGAGAAGTATGAAAAAGCGACTGTGAACACAGGAGGAACGACCATGACTGAGAAAGAACTGCGGACCAAGGTGGTCTCGATTGCCCAGAAGTATCTCGGCTGTAAAGAGAGCAACGGCTCGCACAGGAAGATCATCGACCGCTACAACGGCCATAAGCCGTTGGCGAGAGGCTATGCCGTAAAGTATACGGATGCCTGGTGCGCGACCTTTGTAAGCGCTGTCTTCATTGAGGCCGGCCTGACCGACATCGCGCCAACCGAATGCGGCTGCGGCAAGATGATCGACCTTTACAAAAAGCTGAACTGCTGGGAAGAGAACGACGCCTATGTCCCCAGCGCCGGCGATGTCATCATGTACGACTGGCAGGACAGCGGCGCCGGTGATAACACAGGAGCACCCGATCATGTCGGTATTGTCGTGAGTGTTTCCGGCAAGGCCATCAAGATCATTGAGGGAAACAAGAACAACGCCGTTGACTATCGGACTTTACAGGTCAACGGAAAGTACATTCGCGGCTACTGCCTCCCCAAGTACAGCAGTAAGGCAAGCGGAACAGCTTCCCCGACGGGAACGGCTCCGGGCGGCAAGCCCGCGGCTTCGCCTGCAATGGCCAAGAAAGCCTTTGACGCCGCGAAAGCCTTTAACAAGGCGCTGGCCGGCACTTACATCGTGACTGCAAATTCCGGGCTCCATGTCCGGGATGGCGCGGGGACGAATAAAGCGAGTCTTGTGGTTCTGCCCAAGGGAACAAGGGTCAGGAACTACGGCTATTACACGCTGGCCGGCGGCGTTAAGTGGCTATACATTCAGGTCACATACCAGGGCGTGACCTATACCGGATTTTGCAGTGCTCAATATCTGAGCAAATAACTATGTCTGCGAAGGAGGCGTCGGATGATTACATTCAGGCAAAAGGGCGATTTCTCAAAGCTCACCCGCTTTTTGGAACGAGCGAAAGAGGCCGTCCATCTCGGCGATCTTGACAAATACGGCCGGGCCGGAGTGGCCGCCTTATCATCCGCAACGCCCGTGGACTCCGGGCTGACGGCAGCTTCGTGGTACTACGAGATCGAGAACAAAAACGGGTCCGTAACAATTTCATTTCATAACTCCAACATTCAAAATGGAGTTCCGATCGCCATCATCCTTCAGTATGGGCATGGCACGGGAACCGGAGGCTGGGTACAGGGAAGAGATTACATCAACCCTGCTATCCAGCCTATTTTTGACCAGATCGCAAAGGATGCTTGGAAGGAGGTGACGCGGTCATGAGCACGACAATCGACGAAAGAGTTGTTGAAATGCGATTTGACAACAGGCAGTTTGAGCAAAATGTGCAAACCAGTCTGTCAACGCTCGACAAACTCAAACAAGGTTTGGATCTGGATGGCGCAGCCAAGGGCCTGGACGGTCTGAGCGATGCCGCAAAGAAATGTGACTTTTCCACTCTCAGCCGATCCGTTGAGACGGTTCAGGCAAAATTTTCGGCTTTTGAAGTCGTTGCCATGACGGCGCTTTCCAACATCACCAACTCCGCAATGAATGCCGGAAAACGACTGCTTTCCTCTCTTACGATCGAGCCGGTCTCTACCGGCTTTAATGAGTATGAGCTGAAGATGGGCTCTATCCAGACCATTATGGCAAGCACCGGAGAGAGCCTGGATGTGGTCAATCAGAAGCTGGACGAGCTGAATACATACTCTGACCGGACGATCTACTCCTTTTCCGACATGACGACCAACATTGGCAAGTTTACCAATGCAGGTGTCAAGCTGAACGACGCTGTCGCCGCTATTCAGGGCGTGGCTAATGTGGCCGCCGTTTCCGGAGCCAACGCGAACGAAGCCTCTCGGGCCATGTATAACTTTGGCCAGGCGCTTTCCTCCGGCAGCGTTCGCCTGATCGACTGGAAGTCCATCGAGAACGCCAATATGGCAACTGTGGAGTTCAAGGAACAGCTGATGGAAACCGCTGTGGAGCTGGGCACGCTGGTCAAGGTCGGCGACAAGTATCAATCGACAACTACCGATCTCAACGGCAAGGTGTCCGACCTGTTTACGACCACCACCATGTTCAATGATTCGCTCAGCGCGCAGTGGATGACCACGGATGTTCTGACCGCGACCCTGGCCAAGTATGCCGACGAGACCACTGAAATTGGTAAGAAGGCATTTGCCGCGGCGCAGGATGTCAAGACCTTCTCCATGCTGCTGGACACGCTGAAGGAAAGCGCTCAGTCCGGCTGGGCCGAGACCTGGCAGCTGTTCATTGGCGACTTTGAAGAGGCAAAAGCGACCCTCACCGAGTTCAATGAGTTTTTTGGCGAGATCATCAGTGCCTCCGCAGAGTCCAGAAACGCTCTGCTGGGCGAGGCTTTGATGTCAAGCTGGGGGCAGTTGAAGAACCGGGTATCTGAGGCGGGCTTTGCTGTCGACGACTTCACCGAGGCCCTTCGAGCGACTGCTTCCGAGAGTGTGGATGGCTTTGATGAAATGGTGGAAAAGGCCGGGTCCTTTGACGCCACCCTGTCTGAGGGCTGGATGACCACGGAGATCCTGGCCAAGACGCTGGACAAGCTGGCAAACGAGGCCACCGGGACTACCGACGGCATTGCCGGCCTGTCCGATGAACAGCTGAAAAATGTCGGTTACACCGAGGAGCAGATCAAGACGCTTCGGGCTTTGGGCGACGAGGCGGCTTCCTCCTCCGGCGAATTGGCGGGGCTTGTGGAAACCCTGACCCGCAAGAGCGGCCGGGAGCTTCTGTTTGACGCCATCCTGAACAGCTGCAAGGCGGTTCAGAAGATATTCGGTACGATGAAGCAGGCGTGGAGCGAGGTGTTCCCGCCCATTACCTCGGATGGGCTTTACAGCGCCATCGAGGCGCTGCACAGCTTTTCTGAGCGGCTGATGATTTCCGACGAAACCGCCGGTAAATTGGGGAGAACCTTTAAGGGATTCTTTGCCATCCTTGACCTTGTCCGTCAAGGCGTTTTGGCAGTGGTCAATGCCGTCGTCCCTATGGCGGACGGCGTCGGCTCTCTTGCTGACGGGATTCTCACCGTTACGGCGACGATCGGGGACTTTCTGGTCGGCATCGACGACGCGGCAAAGAAGGGTGAGGTCTTTAGCCGGGTCTCTCAGGCTGTCGCCAAGGTTCTGGAAATTGTCGTGTCCAAGATCCAGGCGTTTATCGAGTTCCTTGGGGATACCTTTGCGGTTCCCGGTTTGGAAGGGTTCCAGGCCCTTTTGGGGCGTATTCAGGCGCGGATCGGGCAGGTCATCGATGCGGTCACCAATATGGGGGCCGGTGTTGGCGCCGCAGCGGACACCATGGATTCCGCGCTGGCGAACAGCAGGTTCCTGCAAATGTTCCAGGCAATCTTCAACGGGGCGAAAGCCATCGCCACAGGCATTATCGACCTGTTTGGCGGACTGGCAAGCGCTATGGTAGAGGCCCTGAGCGATGCGGATTTCAGCGGCGTCATCGATCTTCTCAACGGCGTTTCGCTCGGCGGCATCGCTGTCGGCATTACCAAGTTCATGAACAGCCTGACCAAGTCTTTCGATGATGTCGGCGGGCTGCTGGACAATGTGAAGGGGATTCTGGATGGCGTTCGCGGGTGCTTCGAGGCGTATCAGACACAGCTAAAGGCCGGAACGCTCATGAAGATCGCAACGGCCATTGGCGTACTTGCCGCTTCTATTCTGGTCATCTCCCTGATCGACAGCAACAAGCTGACCGCCTCTCTTGGCGCTATCACCGTGCTGTTTACGGAGCTGATGGCGTCCATGGCCGTCTTTACCAAAATCGGCGGAAATGTCAAAGGCGTCATGAAGAGCACCACAGCTATGATCGCCATCTCCACCTCGGTCCTGATTCTGGCATCCGCGTTGAAGAAGATCTCCGATGTGGAGCCGGAGCAGCTTGTGGTCGGTCTTGCCGGAGTGGCCGGGTTGATGACCGCTATGGTCGCCGCAGCAAAGGTGCTTGGAAGCGGCTCTGGTTCCGTCATCAAGGTCGCCGCCCAGATGGTGGTCTTTGCCGGTGCAATCAAAATACTGGCCTCGGCCTGTGTCGACCTCGCTCAGCTGGATCTGGGTGGGCTGGCAAAGGGCTTAACCGGAGTTGGCGTTCTGCTGGCGGAAGTTTCCGTTTTCATGAACACGGCAAAGTTCAGCGGAAAATCCGTATCCACCGCCACCGGGATTCTGGTCCTGGCCGCCGCTATGAGAGTCTTTGCATTGGCGTGCAGGGATTTCGCTCAGATGAATGTTGGCGAGCTGGTCAAGGGGCTGAGTTCCATTGGAGCCCTCCTCCTGGAGATCGCCGCCTTTACCAAGATGACCGGAAATGCCAAAGGCCTTGTTTCCACCGGCCTCGCGATGGTCGAAATTGGCGCGGCTATGAAGATATTTGCCTCCGCCATGAAGGACTTTGGCAGTATGCCGATGGACGAGATCGGGAAAGGACTCCTGGCAATGGGCGGCGCCCTGGCAGAGGTCGCTATCGCCATGAGGGCCATGCCCAAGAACATGGTCAGCATGGGCACCGGACTGGTCATTGTCGGAGCGGCTTTGAATGTGATCGCAAACGCCCTCGGAAAGATGGGTGGCATGAGCTGGGAGGCCGTTGCGAAGAGTCTGGTCGCCATGGGCGTGGCCCTTGCGGAACTGGCAATCGGCCTGAACGCCATGAACGGCACCTTGGCCGGTTCCGCCGCCATGCTGGTGGCCGCAGGGGCGTTGGCGGTCCTGACTCCGGTTCTTGTCACCCTTGGAAGCATGAGCTGGGAGGCCATTGCAAAGGGACTGATTACGGTCGCCGGGGCTTTTACGGTCCTTGGCGTGGCCGGAGCGGTCCTCACCCCGCTGCTCCCCACGATTCTCGGTTTGAGCGGCGCGTTTGCCCTGATCGGCGTAGGCGTCGCCGGCGTTGGCGCTGGTCTTCTCCTTGTGGGGACGGGCCTTTCCGCTATCGCGGTGGGTATTACCGCCCTCGCAACCTCCCTTGGGGCAGGCGTGGCGATCATTGTGGCCGGTTTGACTTCCATTATCACCGGTATCGCGGCGCTGATCCCGGCCATCGCTGAGAAGCTTGGCGAGGCCGTCGTGGCTTTCGCGCAGGTCATCACAAACGGCGCTCCCGCCATCGGCGAGGCGGTCAAAGCCCTGGTGCTTACTCTGGTTGATGTCCTGGTAGAGTGCGTTCCCGCAATCGCCAACGGAGCCCTGGAGCTGATCGCAGGTGTGCTTGCCGCTCTGGCGGCCTATACGCCGCAAATCGTCGATTCCATCATGCAGTTCCTGGTTGGGGTCATCGAGGGCCTGGCCCGGAATATGCCGACGCTGATCCAATCTGTGGTCGATCTGCTAATGTCTTTCTTCTCCGGCATCGTATCGGCGCTGGGAAGCATCGACACGGATGCCCTGCTGAAGGGCGTCGCCGGAATTGGGCTTCTGAGCGGCATTATGGTCGCTCTCGGCGCTCTTGCCGGACTGGTCCCATCGGCTATGGCGGGTGTACTCGGTTTGGGCGTCGTCATCGCGGAGCTGGCCCTTGTGCTGGCAGCAGTGGGCGGCCTTGCCCAGATCCCCGGGCTGGAATGGCTGATCGGCGAGGGCGGCAAGCTCCTGCAAACGATCGGCAGCGCCATCGGCGGTTTCGTCGGAGGCATTGCCGGCGGATTCATGAGCGGCGTATCCAGTTCGTTCCCGCAAATCGGAGCGGATCTGGCCCTGTTCATGACCAACGCGCAGCCGTTTATTGACGGGGCAAAGGGCATCGACGCCTCCATGCTGGATGGTGTCAAGGCGCTTACCGAAGCAATTCTTCTCATTACCGCTGCCGATCTGCTGGAGGGGCTGACCTCCTGGCTCACCGGCGGTTCTTCTTTGTCCGGCTTTGCCGAGGAGCTTGTGCCCTTCGGCGAGGCGATGATGAAATTCTCCAACAGCATCAAAGGGCTTGACGGCAATCTGGTCAGCACGGCCGCCATTGCGGGAAAAACTTTGGCCGAGATGGCCGCGACCCTGCCCAACAGCGGGGGCGTTGCAGGCTTCTTTGCCGGAGAGAATGATATGGGCGAGTTTGGCAACCAGCTTACCGGCTTCGGGAAGTCCATGATGAACTTTGCCGAGAGTGTAAGAGGGCTGGACATCGACGCTGTGACCAACGCGGCAATCGCCGGCAAGGCCATGGCGGAACTGGCGGCAACACTTCCCAATACCGGTGGCGCAGTTGCATTCTTTGCCGGCGGAAATGATATGGATGTTTTCGGCGAACAGCTCGTGCCGTTTGGAGAAGCCATCAAGGCCTATTCCGACGCTGTGACCGGGCTGGATGTGGACGCCGTGACTAACTCCGCAATCGCCGGCAAGGCCATGTCCGAGTTGGCGAATACCCTGCCCAATACGGGTGGAGCCGTTGCGTTCTTCACCGGGGATAACGACCTTGAAACCTTTGGCGAGCAGCTGGTGGCATTCGGGGAGTCTATTCAGACTTATTCCCAGAAGGTGACCGGCCTTGACAAAGACGCCGTCACGGCTTCCGCCTCTGCGGGGAAAGCCCTTGTGGAGCTGGCGAATATTCTCCCCAACACGGGCGGTCTGGTCACCTTCTTCACCGGAGACAACGACCTTGAAACCTTTGGCGGACAGCTCATTTCCTTTGGCGAGGCGATGACAGAGTATTCCTCCATTGTGGCGAACAGCATTGATGCCGAGGCAATCACGGCCTCCGCCAACGCCGGTCTGACACTGGTGGAGCTTGCAAACACCTTGCCCAAAACTGGAGATATTGTCAACTGGTTTACCGGAAGCAACAAATTTGAAACCTTTGGCGAGGCCATTACTCCCTTTGGAGAAGCCATGGCAGCATATTCCGCAGCGGTATCTGGAAAGATCGACGCTGAAGCTGTCAGCGCTTCCGTGACTGCCGGGACCACTCTGGTGGAGCTGGCGAAAACCTTGCCAAAAACCGGAGACCTGGTCAACTGGTTCACCGGGGACAACAAATTTGATGTGTTCGGAGAAGGCATTGTCCAGTTTGGCGACGCAATGGCGAAGTATTCCGAGTCCGTATCCGGCGGGATCGACTCGGAGGCAGTTACCGCGTCCGCTACAGCGGGGGCTTCGCTGGCTGAGCTGTCGAAGACGCTTCCCAGCATTGGTGGGCTTATGGAATTGTTTGCCGGCGGGAACAGTCTGGACAAATTTGGCGAAACCATCGTTCCGTTTGGAAAAGCCATGGTCGAATATTCCAACGCAGTATCCGGTCAGATCGACTCCGGAGCGATCGTCGCCTCTACAAATGCCGGAAAAGCCCTGGCGGAGCTGTCTTCCACACTTCTCGGCATCAACGGGTTGACGGAATGGCTCTCCAGCGGAAACGGGCTGGACCGGTTCGGCGAAACCATCGTCCCCTTTGGCAAGGCCATGGCGGACTATTCCGCCGCAGTATCCGAAAAGATCGACACCGGGTCCATCCACGCATCCACCGTTGCGGGGCAATCTCTTGCCGAGCTTGCAGCGTCCCTTCCCGGCATAAGCGGCGCCATCAGCTGGTTCAGCGGGAATACGGATCTCTCTTCCTTTGGCGCAAGCATTACCCCCTTTGGGACGGCAATCGCCCGGTATTCCGCAGCGGTGTCCGGAAAGATCGACGCCGGTTCCATCAGCGCATCCGCAACTGCCGGCCAATCCTTGGTCGCGCTTGCCAGCACCCTCCCCAGCACGGAAGGAGCGGTGACCTGGCTGACCACAAACGATATCGCTATGTTCGGCGAGAGCATCCTGACATTTGGCGAAAGCATTGCAAAATACTCCGAAACCGTATCCGGCAACATCAGCATGGAGGCCGTGACCGCCTCTGTCAGTGCGGGGCAGGCCCTTGTGGAGTTGGCTAACACTCTGCCCAAATGCGGAGGGCTGGTCAGCCTCTTTGCTGGGGACAGCAGCTTTGCCGCGTTTGGAGAGGAAATTGTCAACTTTGGCAAGGACCTGGCCGCTTATGCAGATGCCATCGCGGATGTCAAACCGGATGCGGTCACCGCTTCGGCAAGCGCGGCCGCCGCCTTGTCCTATCTTGCAAGCGGCCTTCCCGACAGCAGCCTCTTTGACCAGTGGTTCGGCGGGGATCAGACTTTGGCGTCTTTTGGCGCTGATATCTCCGCATTTGGCAAGTCCATGAAGGACTACTACAACGAGATCTCCGACGTTGACATCAGGAAGATGTCCGATGTTGTGGCTCAGGTTTGGGGGCTGATCGACCTGGCCAAGGGCGCCAAGGATGTTGACGCCAGCAGCCTGACCGGCTTTGCCGACCGTATGAAGGCGATGGGGGACGCCGGAATTACCGGGTTTGCCGACGCTTTCTACAACTGCGGCGACACAATCAACCGCGCCGTGATCGGGATGCTGTCCACCGTCAGCAGCTCCATCGCTTCCAATGTCCCCCTGACCAACTCGGCCATGGAGACTGTGGTGGAGTCTATGGCGGACATTGTGGACATCAAGGTCATTGTCATCCAGAACGCGGTGGACGGAATGATGAAGCATATCGGCTTAACCATTACTTCGTCTTCCAACACCTTCCGCAACGCGATGGGGGTTGTGCTTACGGCAACCGTGTCCTCCATCAACAGCATGAAATCCGAGTTTGACACCGCCGGCAGGAATGTGGGCCAGGGGTTTGTCAACGGCATCAACTCCAAGCTCGGCAGCGCGAGTTCCGCGGGCCGCAGTTTGGGCCTGGCCGCTCTGAATGCGGCAAAGAAGGCGCTGGACAGCCATTCGCCCTCCCGGGAGTTTATCTACCTGGGTGAAAACATGGGCGAGGGCCTTGCCATTGGCGTCAAGAACAGCATCGTTCCCGCAGCCCAGGCTACCTCCGGGATGATCGACGAGGTCATCAAGGTCAGCAGGAAGGGCATTGACGCTTTTGAGGATTGGGCCGATGAAAAGAAGTATTACGGCGAGCTCAGCCTGATGGACGAGCTGGCCGGATGGGAAAATCTTCAGAAGAAGTACAAAGCCGGCAGCGAGGAACGGATCAAGATCGACCGGGAGGTCTATCGCGTTCAAAATGAACTTGTGGCGTCTACTTATCAGGCTTCGCTCGACTGGATCGAGGAGGAGAAGTATTACAACCGGCTGAGCACCGAGGAGGAGCTGGCTGCTTACGAAAGGATGCAGTCCCGCTATCTGGAGGGCAGCGAGGAGCGGATGGAGATCGACCGAAAGGTCTATTCCCTTCGGAACCAGCTTGTGGACGAGTCCTATCAGAACTCCATGGACTGGATCGAGGAGGAGAAGTATTACAACCGCATGAGCCTCGCCGACGAGCTGGCCGCCTATAAGCGGGTCCAGAGCCGGTATGCCGCAGGCACTGAGGAGCGTAAGAAGATGGACCGGGAGGTCTATCGGGTCGAGCAGGAGATCTACGAGGCCCAGAAGCAGTATATTGCTGATGTGCAGAGCGTCCAGGAGTCTGCCAATCAGAAACGGATCTCTCTGGAGCAGGAGTACGCCAGCAAAGTCCAATCCATCAACGAACAGCTGAAACGGGATATTCAATCGCTGAATGACCAGTATCAGAACGCGGTTGAGTCCCGCACCAAGAGCCTTTACCAGTCTTACGGCCTCTTCGACGAGGTGACGAAGAAGGAAGCGGTCAGCAGTGAAACGCTGATGAAGAACCTGGAGGGGCAGGTCCAGGAGTTTGGCGAGTGGCAGGATATTTTGGGTCAGCTCTCCGCAAGGGGCGTGGACTCGGAGCTGATCTCCGAACTTCAGGAGATGGGCCCCTCCGCTATCGCCGAGATCTCCGCACTCAATTCCATGAGTGACGATGAGCTGGACAAGTATGTCTCGCTGTGGTCTGTCAAGCACGCCCAGGCCAGGGAGCAGGCCACTTCTGAGCTGGAGTCCCTGCGCATCGAGACCCAAAACCAGATCGCGCAGCTTCGGGTCGACGCGGAAGAGGAGCTGGACGACTACCGGAATACCTGGTACAGCGAATTGGAGCAGTTGGAGGCGGATACCAGCAATCAGCTGGCGGCACTCCGAAAGGAATTTGCCGAGAATGTGGGCCTGATCAAGAAGGACACAGAGGCAGAGCTGAAGGAGATGACCGAGGCCGCACAGAAGATCCTGAACGAGGCCGGCTGGACCGAAACAGGGCAGCAGATCCCCGCAGGTCTTGCGGAGGGCGTCGCCCAGTCGAAGTCTACCTTTATCGACGAGCTGACCAGTATGGCTCTCGCCGGTGTGGAGGCAGTCAAGAGTACCCTGGAGATCAACTCTCCCTCCCGGGTCTTCCGGGAGCTGGGCAACTTCACCGGCCTCGGCTTTGTGAACGGTCTGTCCGACTATGCCGGCAAGTCCTATGATGCCGGAGCCAATATGGCGGATTCCGCCACAAGCGGCCTCTCCAATGCCATGTCTATTGTGGCCGACCTGCTCAGCGGGGATATGGACGCCCAGCCGACGATCCGGCCTGTGCTGGACCTCTCCGATGTGGAGAGCGGCGCGAACCGTATCAACAGCCTGTTCTATCCGCAGCGGTCTATCGGCCTGGTCGGTCAAGCCAGTCTGGCGTTTGCCGAGTCCGGCAGGAACGGCGGTACGACGGTCAATGTGGACACCGACGATGTGGTGGAGGAGCTTCGCTCTCTGCGCGGCGAAATGGCCGAGATGATGGAGCGGATGAAGCGGATGCAGGTAGTCATGGACACCGGCGCTCTGGTCGGAGCCATGACAGATCCCATGGACGCCGCTTTAGGGCAAAAACAGAGTCACAGGGGAAGGGGGATTTAGATTGTACCATTCTGTCACATTTGGCGAAAAGAACACCTGGGATGATTGGCGTCTTGTCCCCTCCTCCCGGCCTGTTTTCAATCCGCCCGCACAGAAGACGAAAATACTGGACATTCCCGGTGGGGACGGGGTCATTGATTTGTCCCAGGCCCTAACCGGGTATCCGGTGTATCAGAACCGGACGGGCTCCATGGAATTTATCGTGATGAACGACTTCAAGCCCTGGCACATGGCCTATTCCGACATCATGGACTATCTTCATGGACAGAAGTTAAGAGCGGTGCTGGAGGACGACCCCGAGTATTTCTATGAGGGGCGGTTTACCGTCAATGTCTGGAAATCGGAAAAGGACTGGTCGCGCATCACCATCGACTATGATGTGGGCCCCTACAAGTGGTCAACCCTGTCCTCCATCGACGACTGGCTGTGGGACCCGTTCAACTTTCAAAATGGCGTGATTCGCGCCGCTCTGTTCCGAAGCATTGCGGTCACGACCGAGGTAAAGAGCATGACGCTGGACGCCATGCTGTTCGGAAGAGCGCCGGTATGCCCGACCTTCCTCGTCAACACGACGGACGGGCGCGGCGTTCATGTCCGATTTGTCAATCAGCAGCTGGGATTGGATATGACGAAGCTGCTGCCGGACGGAACCATACAGATTCCGGAGTTTGTGTTTTTCGGGGATCGGGGCGCGGTCCTCTCCCTGTGGTGCGACACTGGTTCCGGAACGGTGTCCGTCGATTTCAGGCAAGGGAGGCTGTGACCGATGTATACGATTTATGCCGATGGGGTTTGCATCTACAATGATGTATTTTCCCTCGACGATATGAAGGTCGTCAATCCCAAGCTCACCTTAGAAGACAACGCGGCCGGTTCTCTCTCCATGTCGCTTCCTCCCACAAACAAGGGTTACGATACCATTGAGCGTCTTACGACGGATATTTCGGTGGAGAAGGACGGCAAGGAGCTCTGGGCCGGCCGTGTTTTGTCTGAAAACAAGGATTTCTGGAACAATCGGACACTTGTCTGCGAGGGCGAGCTGGCCTTTTTCAACGACAGCAGTCAGCCTCCGGCCGAGTACGGTGGGCTGAGTGTCCGGGCGTTTTTGGAGAAGCTGGTGGAGGTACACAACTCCAAGGTGGCGCCCAACCGGCGCTTTACCGTGGGGGCCGTGACCGTCAACGACGACACCTTCCCCACCCGCTACACCAACTATGAGAAGACCATCAAACTGCTTAACGCTCTGGTGGAGGAATACGGAGGCCATCTCCGGGTCCGCAAAGCAGACGGCGTGCGCTATCTGGACTATCTGGAGGAGTACCCGGACACTTGCAGCCAGGTGATCCAGTTCGGCGTCAATTTGCTGGACTTTACCCGCAACTGGGATTCCACCGAGTTTGCCACGGTCATTGTGCCGTTGGGGAACCGGCTGGACGACAGCCACATCGAGGCGCTGGACGCCTATCTGACGGTGGAGAGTGTCAACGGCGGCAGTATGTATGTTCAGTCAAACGAAGCCGTTGCAGCCTATGGATGGATCGAAAAGGTGGTCTCCTGGGACGATGTCAGCAGCGCGGAAGAACTGCTGGAGAAAGCAAAGCTCTATCTGTCGGATTTGCAGTTTGACAACCTGGAGATCGAGCTGAGCGCCCTGGACCTCCACTATCTGAATGCGGACACCGAAGCGGTCAAGCTGCTGGATGAAATCCAGGTCATCTCCCGTCCCCACGGCCTGAACCGGCTGTTTCCGGTGACCAAGCTGGAGATCCCGCTGGACAGCCCGGAGAAGACCCAATTCACATTGGGCGACACGGTCAAGACCAGCCTCACCAGCGTCAACAACCAGGCCAACACGGCGATCCTGCAAAAGATCGAGGGGCTTCCCAAAGCTCACTCCCTTCTGAAGGAGGCCAAGGAGAATGCCACCCAGATCATGCACATGGCCACCACGGGCTACATCACCATCACCAAGGACGAGTACGGCTCGGACACGCTTTATATTTCCAATGTCCGGGACTACACCAAGGCGGACAAGCTCTGGAAGTGGAACATGAACGGCCTGGGGTACTCCAACGACGGCGGCAAGACCTTCGGCCTGGCCATCACCATGGACGGAGCTATTGTGGCCGACTACATCACCACCGGCGTGCTGAATGCCGATGTGATCCGGGCGGGAACGCTGCGGGACGCCGACGGGAACTTCGTTCTGGACATGGCGACCGGCAAGCTGACCATGAAGAAGGGCTCCATCAATATTGGCGATGGCAACTTCACCGTGGACGAGCAGGGCAACATGTACGCCCGGCGGGGCACCTTTGCGGGGACGCTGGTGGCGGCGAAAGGCTCCTTCGGGGGCGTGGTGCAGGCAGAGGACTTTCTGGACGCCAACGGGGTCAGTATGCTGACCAGCGGGAAGTTCAAGTCGGACTATCTCGACCTGTACGGTCTGACCATCACCAACAAGAGCACCGGGGCGGTCACCTTCGCCGTCAGCTCCACCGGGGTCGTCACCATCAACGGCAAGGTCACCATGGGGGCCGGGAGCACCATCAACTGGGCGCAGGTGAGCAATCAGAACATCACATCTAACCCGGCGTATTCTCTGGCAAACAACGCCTATAATCTGGCGGACGAGGCCTACGACTATGCCGACACCGCGTATTCCAGGGCTGAACGGGCCTATAAGCTGGCAAATTCCATTGAGCTACCCAGCTACATCCAATCGACATACATTGATTCAACGAGAATTATGTCGCCAGTCATTGAGGGCGGGGAGTTCTATGGCAGTGAGTTTAATGTCATTGCCAGTAATGACGCTGGCAGTTTTAATTTGTACGGCCCTTACGCTTCCCGGCGATACCACATGTTCTGCATTGAATATTACGACGCCGGCACAAATGGACCATACATCTACATCAACAGCCCGTGCGGAGGAACCATCTGCTTTGACGGCCGCGTTGAGTTTACCGGCAATGTCGAATTCGCCAGCGCCAATGTGCACGGCATCGGTTCGGAATAGGAGGATGATACGACCGTGAAGAAAACACTGAAAAATTCCAAGATGGTTGAAATGCTTCATCAGCTTCAACCGCTGCTGCCCCGACGGGACAAGATCGGGTATGTCGCTGCCCGAAACTACCGCATCCTCAGCAATTCTCTCGTTGAATACGAGACATTTCGCCGCAATCTCGTCGAGAAGTACGGTGAGGATGCGGTCGGGCCCAACGGCGAGCCCATTGTTCAACTCAAAATGGACTCCCCCAACTTCAAGGCGTTCTGCGACGAGCTGGCTCCCTTCAACGAAATGGAGCATGAGGTGGAGCTGATGACCGCGAAGTATGATGACGCTATCGGCTGCCTCTCGGGGGAGGAGATCTTGGCCATCGACTGGTTGCTGGAGGATTAGGAAGAGGTGAGAGGATTTGGCTAATATCAGCACCTATCTGCAAAAAATCCTTTCCGCCATCTACGGCGAAGAGGTGCGCGGCTCTATCCACGACGCTCTGGCCGCCATGAACACGGAGTCCTCCAGCGCTATGGAGTTTGCCAAGACCGCCAAGGACTCCGCCGCCGCCTCCGCGGAGAAGGCCAAGGGGGAGGCGGATACCGCGACTCAAAAGGCCGCTGAGGCGCTGAACTCCGCCGAACGGGCCGAGACCGTTGAAGCAAATGTCAATGCGTCGGAGACCCGGATCAAGCAGTATTCCGACGACGCCGTTGACGCCGCCGCCCGGGCCAGGGACTCCGAGACCAAGGCGGCCAACTCAGAAACGGCTGCCACGCAAAAGGCGGCGGAGGCGGAGAACTCCAAGAACGCCGCGGCTCTGAGCGAGGCTGAGGCCAAGGCCGCTGAGGAGCGGACGAGGACGATCCGTTCCGATGTGGAGACGCTTGGCGCGCAGGCTTCGGCTGACAAGACGGCGGCGGAACTGGCAAAAGCCGCTGCTGAGGCTGCACAGGAGGCCGCCCTTGACAGCCAGAACGAGGCGAAACGCTCGGAGAATGCGGCTTTGACGGCAAAGACCGCCGCCGAGATCGCCAAAACGGATACGGAGGCGGCGAAAGCGGACGCTCTGGCCGCCAAAACTGCCGCCGAGGCCGCCGCGCAATCCGCAGCGGGAGACGCCGGCGACGCCGGCAAAGCGGCTAAGGACGCCGCCGCAAGCGCCCTCTCCGCCCAGCAGTACAGCGGGAACCCGCCCAAGCCCCAGGATGGAACCTGGTGGATCTGGAACGCGGAAACGGGCCAGTACGAGAACAGCGGCATCGGCTGCGACCTGGTGGGCCCCCAGGGCGTCGGCATCCAGGACATCGTCCTGACCAGCGGCAACCACGCGCCGGGCACCTCCGATGTCTACACCGTGACGCTGACGGACTGGAGCACCAAGACCATCTCGGTCTACAATGGCCGGAATGGTACGGGCGCGGGCGATGTACTGGGCATCTCCTTCGACCTGGTGCTGCCCGTATCTGGCTGGGCAGACGGGGTGCTCACCATCGCCGACGAGCGGCTTTTGGCCCTGGCGAGCCACAAATACTTCATCGGCGCGGACAACGCGAGCCGGGAGGAATACATCGACTGCGGCGTTCAGCCCCAGGACATCACGGTAAACGGAGCCATCACCTTCACCAACCAGGAGGACCCGGCGACGGATCTGACCGTGCATGTAGTCCGTTTCGAGCTGGGCGCCAACGGCGCGTAAGGAGGGAAATAGTTGAAAATTGCAGTTGGAAAAACCTGCGCGGCCTTGGTAAAGGACGACACTCTGGTGGAGGACTCTGAAAAGCTCTACATCGTGGAATTCGTCTTTGACAAGAGCTGGGACGGATTTACAAAGACCGTCACATTCAAGGCGGGCGATGTGGTGGTGACCGCCGAGCTGACGGAGGACCGCTACATCATCCCTTCAAAATGCCTGGAACGGCCCGGGGCCTATCTCCGGATTGGCGTATCCGGCGAAAAGGACGGAGAGGTCAAACCCATGGTCTGGTGCCTGGGCAGCCGCATCCTCTATAAGACCAGGCTCGACCAGATCACGCCGTCTACATCCGGCGATGTGACCGCACAAATCCTGGCGGTCATCCAGGCCAACACCGCCACGGATGAAGAGGTGGAGTCGGCCATCAACGACGCCTTCGGCTCCTCCTCGGGAAGTCCCGGCGAGGAAAGCCCGGGCAACACTGCCTCCGACCAGGAGGTACAAGATCTTCTCAATGATGTTTTCGGCGAAGAGCCGTAAACAAATATTTTTAAGGGGGACATTTCTATGTCTAAGCACACCACTCTCGACCAGCTGAAGATGCTGGCCAACCGTACCAAGTCCGAGATCGGCAAGGTCGACACCAAGGTGACCAACCTGTCCAGCCGTGTGGACGACCTGGTGACCGCGGGCGGCGAGCCCAATGTCATCACCGCGGTCAAGGTCAACGGCACCGCTGTGCCCATCACCGACAAGGCGGTGGACATCGCCGTTCCCGGCTACACCGTGGAGAAGGCGGCCGACTCCGGCGAGTACGCCGCCGTCTACCAGTTCAAGAAGGACGGCGTCGTCGTGGGCGCGACCATCAACATCCCCAAGGACATGGTGGTCCAGGAGGGCTCTGTGGTGACCAACCCTGAGGGCCAGGCCGCCGGCACCTACATCAAGCTGGTGCTCCAGAATGTGGCCGATCCTCTGTTCATCAATGTGGGCAGCCTGATCGAATATGTCACCTCCGGCTCCGCTGAGGGCGACATGGTGTTCGTCACCGTCGATCCCGTGACCCACAAGGTCACCGCCACCATCACCGATGGCACCATCACCAAGGCCAAGCTGGCCGCCGACCTGGTGGCCGAGATCGAGGGCAAGGCCGCCGGCGACCATGTCCACGCCGTCGCCACTGCGGAGGCCAACGGCTTCATGTCCAAGGAGGACAAGGCCAAGCTGGACGGCTTCACCGAGGCCACTGACGCCGAGGTCACCGCCATGCTGACCGAGGTCTTCGGCGCTGAGCAGCAGGGCTAAGCACACCGCGAGGGGGATGGGGTTCCTGTCCCCCTCCGTCTTTTGACAGAAAGGAGCTCCTATGCCTGGAAGTAAATTCACCAGTCTGAGCCAGCTGCGAACTTCTCTGCTCCGTTCACAATCCCGGCTGGACGAGGCCCTGGGATTGATCGTCCCCCTGCTGGAGAGCGGCCAGCACCCCGGTTTTACCGTAACTTTGCCGGCTGCGAACTGGGACGGCAGGGCTCAGACCATTCAACACGCATCCCTTCTGGCCAGCGGCGACTACTGGTATTATGTCTGCGCCGACGCCGACTGCCTGGCCGCGTGCGGAGAAACAGGCGTCAAGGCGGACAACATCACGACAGACGGCCAGATCACCTTCCACTGCGAGATCACGCCGGAGGAGGATCTGACCATTCATATTCTTCGATTGGAGGTTGAGTCACAGAATGAGCAACCCTAATGTTGGAAAGGTTTTCAACCTGACGGGCGGCGGTGGCGGGAACGGCTCGCTCAAGCTGGTCGGGCTGACCATTTCCAAGGCGCCGAACAAGACGGTCTACAAGTCCGGGGAGAGCTTTGACCCCACGGGCATGGTAGTGACCGCCGACTACGGCTACGGCCTGACCTCGGATGTGACCGGCTACACCACGGCCCCCGCCGTACTGACGGACGGGGTGACGGAGGTCACGGTCACCTATACGGAGGGGCGCATCACCAAGACCGCCAGCGTGGCAGTGATGGTGGAGAAGGTGCTCTCCTCCATCGAGATCACCCAGAACCCGGCCAAGATGGCCTACGGCTATCTGGAGAGCTTTGACCCCGCCGGGATGGTGGTGACCGCCCACTACTCGGACGGCTCCTCCGAGGCGGTGACCGGATACACCTACCCCAGTACCGCGTTCTCCACCCTGGGCAATCAGAGCGTGGGCATCAGCTACGCCTATGAGGGCGTGACCAAGAGCGCCAGCCTGACGGTGGCGGTGAACGCCATCGAGGTGGCTGTACCCGCACAGAGCGGGGCGATCACCTATGACGGGAGTGAGAAGCAGCCCTCCTGGAGCGGCTATGACAGCGTCAAAATGGAGCTGAGCGGCACAACCAGCGGGGTCAACGCCGGCACCTACACCGCAAAATTCACCCTGGCCTACGGCTATGTGTTCCCGGATGGTACGGACGAGGCCACGGCGGACTGGGTCATCAACCGGGCGGTCATCCCGTCCCTCCCGGTGCAGACCAACATTCCCGCGGCGGACGGCTCGCCCAAGACGCCCCAGTGGGACAACTATGATGTGACCCAGCTGACCATCGGCGGCGACCGGTTTGGAACGGACGCCGGGGACTATACCGCCACCTTCACCCCCACGGCCAACTACCAGTGGTGGGACGGCACGACTGCGGCGAAGGAGGCCACCTGGACCATCGTCAGCGTGATCGTGCCCATCCCGTCCCAGAGCGGTTCCCTGACCTACACCGGAGCGCCCCAGACGCCCCAGTGGGCCAACTTTGACAGCGAGAACTGCTCGGTGCAGGTCACGGCGGCTACGGACGCCGGAGAGCACAGCGCCACCTTTACCCTGCTGCAAGGCATGTGGGAGGACGGCACCACCGGGAAGAAGACCGTCAAGTGGACGATCGGGCGGGCCACCATCGCGGCCGTTCCCAAGCAGAGCGGCTCGGTGACCTACGACGGCAACCCCAAGACGCCCAGCTGGGACACCAACTACGACAGCGCCAAGATGACGCTGAGCGTGGAGGCCCGGATCAACGCGGGGACGGGCTATACCGCCAGCTTTACGCCGACCTCCAACTATCAGTGGGCGGACGGGACGACGGAGGCCAAGGTCGCCACCTGGGCCATCAGCAAGGCCAGCAACGCGGTTTCTGTGAGCCCGGCGACCCTTACGCTGAACACCTCCGCCAAGACCGGCAAGATCACGGTGAGCCGCCTTGGCAACGGCGTTATTTCCGCCACCTCCAACAACACCGGCGTGGCGACTGTCGGGGCCATCAATCAGACCACCGGCGAGATCACCATCAACAGCGTGAACGACACCACCGGCGAGGCCGTTATCACCGTCAAGGTGGCGGCCGGGGACAACTACCTGGCCGGAGCGAACAAGACCGTCTCGGTGAAGGCGACCTTCCGGGAGTACCTGTACGGGTTCGACCTGACCGTCGCGGACAGCAATCCCGCCACCCGTGTGACCTATCCCAGCGATGTGGAGAACAGCGGCTTTGCCAAGGCGGTGATGAACTTCGGCGGCGCGTTCAGCTACGGCGGCTGGCCCAGCACCCCGGGGGAGAAGTTCATGCCCCGGCCCTGTATGCTGAAGTTTGACGGGACGGTGGAGTATTACCTCAACCCCAACGACTACACCAAGAAGGCGGACGGCACCGCTTCGGATGTGGCCAATGTGAGCTACGCCGGCAACGCCATGATGGAGTGGCCCAAGATCTATGTGAAGCGGTGGGAAGAGAACGGCGTGTACCACTTCCGCTGCTCCGACATGAAGGTGGACGACGATTACGAGTGCTGGAGCAACTACGACAAGAACAACCAGGAGATCCCGCACTTCTACACGCCCATCTTCTTCGGCAGTCTGGACTCTTCCAACCGCTTGCGCTCCATCAGCGGGCAAAGCAATATGGTGTCCAAGACGGCACAGAACGAGGTGACCTACGCCAAGAACAACGGCGCGGATATCTGGTACACCGAGGTGCTGGCTGACCGGAAGCTGATTGAGGATCTGCTGACGATGATGTTCAAGAGCACCGATTTGCAGGCGACTGCCGGATACGGCGTCTGCTCTGCCAACGCGGCCATCGCTCCGGGCACGATGAACACCAAGGGAATGTTCTGGGGCGCCAGCGACAAGACCTCCGGCGTGAAGGTGTTCGGTATGGAGAACCTGTGGGGCAATATCTTCCGCCGAATTGCCGGATGGTGCATCAGCGGCGGTGTGCAGAAGGTGAAACTCACCAGAGGCACCAAGGACGGCACGACCGCCATGGACTACAACTTCGATGGCAGCGGATACAAGACCATCGCCGGGCTGACGCTGACTTCCAGCGGGTACATCAAGACGATGAAGACCGAGGCCTTTGGCCGGTTCCCCTCTGGGGTTGGCGGTTCCACCACGACCTATGAGGCCGACTATGTTTGGGCGGACAGCGGTTCCGGGTACTACGCCTCTGTCGGTGGCAGCTGGGGCCATGACCTGCGTTGCGGTCCGTTCTGCGCCTATCTCTTTAGTGAGCCGTCGAATGCGAACGCCGGCATTGGCGCCGCCCTCTCTTGTAAACCGCTTGCCGCGGCGTAGCCGCGTGAAGGAGAGGACGGGAGAACCATGGTTCTCCAGGGAAACGAGAAATTCAAAATGGAGCCGGATGGCTCCATAAAACAGGGGCGGGCGGTTGAAACATACCCCCCCTAAAATTTTATAGGGGTATATACTGCGAGCGCGCCTATGTCGGTGGCAACTGGAACAATGACCTGAATTGCGGTCCGTTCTACGCCAATCTCTATAATGAGCCGTCGAATACGAACACCAACATTGGCGCCGCCCTTTCTTATTCTTTCAGAAGCATCCCCTCCATAATGCAGTATATATCGCTGCTGAACGCAGTAAGGGAGCGTTGGCCGCTGCACCGCGCTGCCTTCCTCACCGCTTGGTGAAAATTAACTCGGTGCAAGCACCCGTTAGTATCTGAAAAAGGCTGAACGCGGGTGAGAGGATAAGAGAGTCAATGAAATCCTACAGACACTTGTTTGACATTTGCATATCGGAGCCCAATCGCCGGAGAGCCGTGAAAAGTGCCAAAAAGTCCAAGCGCATCCGAAAGATGATCCGCCGGCGCCATCTGTCCGATGACGAATTGGCGGACCTGTCTTACGATTGGATCATCAATTACGAGAACGCGGAGCACACGCCGAAGATCATTCAGGACGGTATCCGGCATAAGGAGCGCAAGATCATCGTGCCCACGCTGGAGGAGCTGATCGTTCAGCATTGCGTGGTTCAGGCTTTACAGGAGATGTTCTGGAAAGGCATGTACCGGCACAGCTACGCCAGTATTCCACGGCGGGGCGCCCACAAGGCCAAGAAGGTCATCGAGAAGTGGATCGACACCGATCCAAAACAGGTGAAGTATGTCCTGAAAATGGACATCCACCACTTCTTCGACAGCATCCCGCATGATGTTCTCAAGGCCATGCTGGCAAGAAAGATCCACGACGAGCGGATGCTTGACCTGCTGTTCAAGATCATTGATGTGACGGAAGTGGGACTCCCGCTTGGATTTTACACCTCGCAATGGCTGTCCAACTGGTTCTTGCAGGGGCTGGATCACTATGTCAAGGAACAGCTCCACGCGGTCTACTATGCGCGCTACATGGACGACATGGTCATCTTCGGGTCAAACAAGAAAGTCCTGCACCAAATCAGGCTTGCCATCTCGGAGTATCTGGCCTCGGAGCTGGGGCTGGAGCTCAAGGGAGACTGGCAGGTCTTTCGTTTCTCTTACACCGTCAAGGGCGGGGACAAAGGCCGTCCTCTGGACTTTATGGGCTTTCAGTTCTACCGGAACCGAACCGTACTGCGGAAGTCCATCATGCTGAAGGCAACCAGAAAAGCCCGCAAAATTCACAAGAAGCCCTATCAGGGGCGCAAACCAACCGTTCACGACTACCGGCAGATGATGTCCTATCTGGGCTGGATCGACTGTACCGACACTTACGGAATGTACCTCAAGCACATCAAGCCTATGATTAACTTCCGGAAAATGAAACGGTATATTTCCCGCTGCGATATGCGCAATGATCGAAGGGTCTATGAGCAGTTGGTTAGACTCTATCTACCGAGAGGAGGAAAGCGAAGTGGAACCCACCTACATCCACGCCGAAAGCACCGTCAAGCCGCCGGAAATCGAAGTTGGCCTTACCACGGTGTACCTGCGCCGCAACATCGTTGAAACACAACGAAATGAGATGGAGGGCAAAGAGCCTGCAATCATCTACACCTATGAGGAGGCCCAGCTCACCAAGGACGAGGCCCTGTTCATCCTCACGGAGGGGCAGAGCAGCCACGCCAAGGCAATCGAGGATACGGATGCCATGAACATCGACCAGGAATACCGCCTGACCCTGCTGGAGCTGGGCCTGTCGGAAACTACAGTTTAAGAGAGGAGAGCAAAAAACATGTTGTATAGGACATTGAAGCGCATGATCGAGCGCAAGCAGACCGCCGGACTGGAGGAGAAGATTGATATTTTCTTTGCCGCCGGCAAACTGACCGAGGCGGAGTATCAGGAGCTGATCTCCCTGCTGGGACAGAGCGCGGCCTAACATTACAATGCTTGAAAACAGCAGGAGGTGACAGCTATGGACGGAGATTTCATCAGCCGCCATGAGCACGAGGAGTTCCGCAGAAGTATGGAACTCGATCATAAACGGTTGGAGGAAGAGAACACCCGTCAGAACCAGCGGCTGAAAGGCCTGGAGGACACCGTCAAACAGATCGCCGCGATCAACACGTCGGTGGAGAAGCTTGCTCTGAGCATGGAAGGTATGCTGAAGGAGCAGAAAGACCAGGGGAAGCGCCTGGAAACCTTGGAAAGCAGGGACGGCGAGATGTGGCGGAAGGTGGTCGGCTATGTGGCCACCGCAATCGTCGGTATCATCGTCGGCTTTGTTTTCAAGCAGATCGGAATGTGAGGCGGCCGCGATGAAGATCAAGGCATCCCAGGTCGCCGAGGAACCGGCTGATATTTTGGAGGAGGGTGCCGAGGGGGTCGTTGAGAAAACCACCCCCGCCCCTTCCAAACCGAAGGCCCGCTGGAACACAACAAAAATTATTGTGTGGGTCTGCCTGCTTAACGGCTTTGCCTGGGTATGGTGCAGCTATATTCTGGCATGGCTCGGCAAGGAGCAGATCGCAGAGAGCCTTTCGCAGGTGGCGGTGACAGAGATCATCGGTGTTGTCCTGGTGTACTGTCTCAAGGCCGCCATCGAAAACCTCAGCAAAAACAACAACTGGCCGGACAAGTCTGATAAAGACCCGCCGGCCGTTGGATAAGTAAGAGGAGGAGTCCGTTATGGAAAGTATGCTGAATTGGTCGGCCATTCTCAGCCTGATCGGCGTTCTGGTGGTGCTGACCAACATCATCGTCCAGGTGCTCAAGAAGCTGACCTGGGACAAGCTGCCGACAAATATTTTGGCCGTCATCATCGCCATGGTACTGACTCTGGCGGCATTCTTCGCCTATTGCCAGATCAAGTGCATCGCCATCGCCTGGTACATGGCGGTGGCGGCCATTGTGTTGGGTTTCCTTGTGGCGTATGCTGCTATGTTTGGATTTGACAAGCTCAAGGAAGCTCTGGCGCAGTTGAATAAACAGTAAAACAGAGCAAAAAGAGGTGTAGGAGAGCCGGTTATTACTTGACTACTCCTACACCTCGGCCGCTCGGGCCTTGCGATTGCTGGATTCTGTGAAATTATTATATTGATGATAAACATTGATACTGTCCTCGCTGGGGATTACCTTTATTTGTATGGCGGTAAGGTGAATGATAACGGCACTGTTGATAATACCGAAGCAGTATTTAAAGCCTACGAAATTGTTAAGGAAATTGGCTTGAACATACAATTACCACCAGACGGAAATAACGATTATCCCTATCCTACAGGTCAAAAAAGAAGCGACCACGCACCGTTTAATGACATAGGAATTCCGTACATATATTTTGAAGCAAACAACTGGGAAAATGGTTCTCCTGTCGAAACAGAAAAGAATGGATTGATAATGCATACAGATATGGATGATTTGGATTTTATTGAAAATGAATATAGCGGACGTGTCCAAAATACACTCAGCAGCTATTCAATATTATTATATTCTTTACTTCAAGAAAACAACTGGGAGCAATAACACAAATGGATAGCAAAGACATCCGAGCCAGTCAACGGTCAAGATGAACGGCGCATTTCATGCACCGCCGTTGACAGTCCCGTCTGTCTTTGCTGATAGGCAATCAAGGCGGGAAAGCCCTAAAATGGCTTCCCGCCCATTTCAATTTTTAGAGAAAAACGCTCCAAAATCAGAAAGAGAGCGGCCAAGCACTTTGCGGGATTGGCCGCCTTGTCCACCCATTCAGCGGGACGGCGGGTGGCGGTCAAGGCCGGGTGTAAATCCGTTCATTTCAGCCTTGACGGTTGCCCGTTGTCTTGCTGATTTTCCGGGAGTGTGGCCACAACTTCGGGACATTTTGTCCACAAGTCAGAGCGTAGGACGAGGGACGGGGGCTTTCATATACGCCCTGTCTGCTGATGAAAACAGACCTGCGCTTGCGGCTCCACGCCACACAAGCACAGCCCTGTTTTCCTGCCGCTTCAAATGCCCTTGCCCTCCCCGGCGGCAACGGCATTTTCACGGCAACGCCGACAGAGCGTATAACACATTACACTTTGCTTCGCAAAGTTGTGTGCCAAATGGGGGCGTTGCCCCCTTTGGAAACCCCCACAAGAAAAGGCGGTACGCTACCCCTCCACGGGGCGCATACCGCCTTTTCTTGTTATCCAGCCCTCCGGCTGTATCGGTTGAGCAAAAGTCAGCGTGGGAATGGTGTGGTATCTTTATCTAA